GTACAATACACTGGTGATTTTAAAGCAGGTGGGTTGGATAAAAAACAACGATTATATCTAATGAGTAAGATGGATGATATCTTCTTTATAGATACCCTTAAAACAAACTATGCTAAATGTGTAACTCAACTTTTAAACGTACCTGATATAAGTGGTAAGGAAGTTGTTGAGAGAACTACGGAACATAAGAACATACAAAGAATCAAAAAAAGTGAAAGTTATAAAGTAACATTTAATGAGATAGATTATATTATTGAAATAGCAGAAGAAGAGGAAGAAACCTTCACCAGTATTATGTATGGAGATAACTTTGTGATGGATGTTACGTTGGAAAGAGATATATTAGAGTTCTTCTATAAGAACAAATAAAAATCACTTTTTTCTTTATTGATATTTATATATAGAATAATAATCTATATAAGTATGTCAACAGATTTCGAATTATTCCCAGGTAAAAACCTTAGTGGGTTATTTGAGGATATATACAACAATCAGATAAATAAAAAGAAACACATTTCAGAAGTAATTTTTGAAATGAGAAAAATGATTAGTCATAAAGGTGATATGGCACTTATAGGACCAGTCATCAAAGACTTAATTGATACATCAGTTCGTAACGATGACCAATTGGTTAAATTAGCAACAATCGCACAAAGAATTGTTGCATCAAGTCAAAAATCAGAAGGTGATACTGGTTTCCTTACCGATAAAGAAAGAGAACAACTTCTATCTGAAGTTGAATCAATTCAAGATGAAGTTGCAAAGTTAGATGATATCCAAAACGATATAGAAGAGGTTAAACAAAAAATAGAAAGTTAAATGTTTACCAATAGCTTAGATAAATTATCAACTCAAAGAACAACAATCCGAAATACAGATAAGGGTTCAATGGCATCTGTCTATAAAGTAATTTTAGATACCGATGATGATATACTTAATGATTTAGAAATTGAAGAACAATTAAAAAGTAAATATATTGGTGCTGTTCAATTTAGATTAACAACTCAACCAAATAAAAGAGATGAATCATTATCAATAGCACTTCCATACAATAAATCAAATATTTCTTTACCAACAATAAATGAAATTGTTAGAATTATAAAATTGGAATCAGGTGGATTTAATTATGAAAGAATTATAGGTTCACCAATACCAAATATAAACACAGATACAGAGGCAATAAGTGGTACTAGTAAAAAAGAAAAAGCAGCTGATGTAGCATCTTCAGCAGAATATAGTAAAGTAAAAGATACAGGAATTAGCAGAAGTGATACCGAAGATAATACCGATTTATCTAAGCTAGGTGATTACTTTGAGTCACAATCAAATATACACAAATTAAAATTATATGAAGGTGATACTTTATTAGAAAGTAGATTTGGACAATCAATACGATTTAGTGGATATAATAATGCTGATAATGAATTTTCTCCTACCATTACAATTAGAAATGGTGAGGGTGGAGAATCTTTAAGTAAGGAAATAGGAGCTTCAACAAACGAAAATATAAATAAAGATAATAATATTATATTTTTGGGAAGTGGTAATGCACTACTCAATTACACTTTACCAACAGAAAACAAAAAAGAATCTTTCTTTAATTATCCAAACGAATTAAGAGGTAACCAAATATTATTAAATTCGGATAGAATCATCCTTTCAGCAAAAACATCAGAAATGATATTTGCTAGTAAAGGTGATATTGGGTTTATAACAGATTCTCAATTTTCAATAGATACTACTAAGGGTATAAATGTAACAGCAAACGAAGCAATTTATTTTGATGTTAAAGATGATTTTGATTTTTACGTTACTTGTAGTGGAGGTGGTGTAATTTCACTTGGTAGTACTAAAGAGGATGAGTTAGAACCCGCTGCAAAAGGTCAAACATTGGTTGATTTATTGGGAGAGATGTTAGATTTAATATCACAACAAATATATGTAACTCCAGCAGGTCCATCGGCACCTGGACCAACAAGTGTAGCCCAATTCGCATCTTTAAAAGCTAAGTTGAATTCAATGTTAAGTAGTACTGTACAAATAAAATAATATGGGATTAGGAGATGATATAGGTAATATGGCAAGTGAAGCTGCTGGTGGTGTAACCGATGCAGCAAGTGATATTGTAGGTGGTGTAACTGATACAATTGATAATGTTACTGGTGCTGTTGGTGATATTGTTTCATCAATACCAACTGAACTACCACCATTACCTGAATTACCTGAATTACCTGAGATACCAAAGTTACCTAAAATTCCAAAGATATCATTACCAAAGTTACCAGCTCTACCTAAGTTTAGAAAAAAAAAGTTAAAAGAAAATCCTAAACATAAGAAAAGGGGTTTACCTAAGATTCCAAAAGTTCCTTCATTGGAACTACCACCAATACCAGAGTTGCCGGAATTACCAGAGTTACCAGCAATACCAGAACTACCAAACCTACCAGAAATACCTGATGTGGGTGGTATGTTAGATGATGTAGTAGGTTCAGCAACTGATGTGGTTAGTAACGTTACTGATAAAATTCCATAAAATGTCTTGGTCACTATTTAAAAAAAATATATTAAGGAAAACTAATCCAAACAACAATCCTTCACTAAATATTAATGAAGTAGCAACTATTTGGGCAGATGAATATGATGCGGTAGTAAAGAGGGGAAAGGATTTATTAAATTTAGAATCGGTTCAAAAAGGTAATAAGGATTTAGCTAAAGCATTTTTTCAAATTGCATTACTAAAAGGTTTAGCAACTCCACCTGGAGTTAATTTCTCATTGGTAAATGAATTTGGTAATGGTGTTAAGGCATATTGGATGGGAGCACAAATGAATCCATTTCCAATACCATTAATCCCAGCACCAGGTACAATACAAAATATAGTAGTTAATTCAAATATAGCAAGTAATCCTGGTACTTGGCCAATGTATCCACCATTGAAGCCTGCTAGAAAACAAGTTATAATGGTTAATATGTTTATCTTAGCAGCAACGGTACATCTATTTAGTGTAGGTGGTATAATACAAACAACATCGTTATATCCATCGGCACCATCACCAATACCATCACCTGCTATTATATCTTGGACTGCATATTTAATACCACCAAATATACCAATACCAAATATTAACTTCCCATCATCAGATGGTAGTGAACCACCGGTATTAGAACAAGTGGTAAATGATGATATTTCTACATTAACACCAAGTCCACAATATGTTGATAGCGATGTAGATATATTGGGTACTCCAATATTAAAGGATGTTATAGAAGAAACTATACCAGATGGTGTAATTGATGAAGAAATGGAAAATATTCTGCCTGATTTCATATCACAATTAGAAATGGGTGGAACAAAGTGTGAATAAAAATCAAAAAAGAATAAAACAAATATTTATATAGAAAGGAAAACATTACAACAATGGATACTGACAAATTAGTAAAAGCAATACAAATAATAGTTAAGGAGGAAATCAAAGTGATTCTTCCTACACTAGTTAAAGAAGGTGTAAAGAAAGAAATGGCAAAGTTGTTAAAAGAAAATAAACAACTTAAAAAAGCTATTACACCAAAACAACCTACATTTATGGATGAGGTAGTTTCTGAAAAACCAATTCAAACAGAACGGGTTTTAAGTAAAAACCCAATGTTAAATAAGGTATTACAACAAACACAACCACTTAGTTTAAGTGAAAATACATCTAGAAGTGTATTAGATAGACAACCACCTGCTTATGCTGGTGCACCAACTGAAGTTTCTGAAAGAACAATGGAGTTTAATTCAAACTCAACTCATACATTAGGAGCACAAAGTATAGCACAAAAAATGGGATATGGTGATATGCAAGGAGGAGTTAAAAAGCAAGGATTGGGTGTTTCAACTGGATTGGCTGGATTGGATAGAGTTTTGAATAGAGATAATTCAGAACTTATAAAAGCAATGGATAAAAAAAGTAATGGTAATTGGAGACCAGGAATGTAATATAAATTATGGCAGTTGAGTTAGGAAGAAAAATCGTTAAAGATACTAAGGCATTTTCAAGTTATGCTATTGGTATTACTTTACCATTAACTTTTGGTGAAAGTACTTTCGAGCAATCTTTCCAAACCAAAGACCAAGTTAAATCAAATATTAAAAATCTTCTACTTACTAAAAGAGGGGAACGTATTTTACAACCTCAATTTGGTAGTGGTTTACAATCATTATTGTTTGAACAAAATGTAGATGATTTAGAAGGTAGAATTGAGGATACTATAAATGATAGTTTACAACAATGGCTACCATATGTTACAGCTGAAGAGATTGATATTGAATCAACTGATGAATTGAGAGATAACAATAAACTAAACGTTTCAATTAAATTTAGAATAGGAGATGATATTAATTTAGAAACTCTAACATTCACAGTACAGGGATAATACGATATGGCAATAACAAAAACATCAAAGAACTTTAAGAACAAAGGTAAGGATATAAAATATCTTAACAAAGATTTTAGTGCGTTTAGAGGTAATCTAATCGAGTTCGCTAAAACGTACTTCCCAAAAACATATTCTGATTTCAACGAATCATCACCTGGTATGATGTTTATTGAGATGGCATCTTATGTGGGTGATTCACTTTCATATTATGTAGATGATACATTAAAAGAATCTTTAATGGTTCATGCAGATGATATTGAGAATGTAATAGCACTTTCACAATATTTAGGATATAAACCAAAAGTATCAGCCCCATCAGTAACAACACTTTCAGTTTATCAATTAGTACCATCAATTGGTAGTGGTGGTGAAAATACATTTGATTCAACATACTTCTTACGAATAAAAGAAGGCATGAGATGTGAATCTACAAATGGTGTACAATTTATTACACAAGATGTTGTGGATTTTTCCGATGAAAGGGAAAGAGAAATTACAATATATCAAAGAGATAGTGTAAGTGGTGAAGCTTCATTTTACTTAGTTAAAAAACAAGTACAAGCAATATCTGCTGAATTAAAAACAAAAGAAGTAGAATTTGGTGCATTTGAAGAATTTCAAAGCATTGAATTGAGTGATACTAATATTATAGATATCTATGATGTAAGAGATTCGGATTCAAATAAATTTTATGAGGTTCCTTATTTAGCACAAGAATTAGTATTTACTGATTATCCAAATACTGAAAATAATGATCCTGATTTATTTCAATTTAAATCAACAACTCCATATATTTTAAATACACTTAAAACATCTCGTAGATTTGTAAAACAAGTAAATCCAAATAGTACAACAACAATTCAGTTTGGTAGTGGTGACCCAACAGTTAGTGAAGAAACAATTATTCCTTCATTTAAAAATGTAGGATTGGGATTACCTAATTCAATTTCTAAATTAGAAGAATCATTTGACCCAACTAACTTTTTGAAAACTAAAACATATGGAACATCTCCATCTAATACAACTATGACTGTAAAGTATTTAGTTGGTGGTGGTGTTGAATCAAATGTTAAGAAAGGAACAATTACACAAATCAATGGAGTAGAGTATGAAGAAGATATTGATTTATTTACAAATGTTCAATTAGGATTATATAGAGCAGCTAAAAACTCAATAGCTATTGATAATGAAGTACCTGCAACTGGTGGTAAGGGTGGTGATACTATTGAAGAGATTAGACAAAATGCATTGGCAAACTTTGGCTCTCAGAATAGAGCAGTAACATCAAAGGATTATCAAATCAGAGCTTTATCGATGCCAACCAAATTTGGGGCTATTGCAAAAGCATACGCTACGGCAGATGGTACATTGGATAACAATTCACCTTCTTCTATTTTAGCTTCACCACAAGTCCTTAGAGAGTTTACTGAGTTGGTGGATAGCTTTGTAAATAGAGAAGAAGGAGCGGGAGAAGTTGATAAACAACTTATCCAAGATGAAATCAGAAAATTCTTAGTTGGTAAAACTTCTAATGATAATGA